TTTTTGTGTTGTCAAGGCTTGTGGCTCCTGTAGTTTGGTTAATGGTATTTGGCATACCTGTATATGAGTATGCCAAAAAGTAAAAGAAACGTCAACCCATTTATTTCTAAAATAGCTAAAGTAAAATTCGGCTACGGAAATTTAAGGGCTGACTTTGGTGTTAAGCTTTTGCTTTTTTGTTTTGGTATGAGTCAAGCATTGTGCTGAACCCACCCATTTGAACTATTGTTAAATGCTTAAAGATTTCAAAAATATGCTCAAGGTTTACAGCTTTCTCACTTTCAGTTAATAACTTTGTTGTGCGAGCTATCCAACTTGAAACATAATCTACTTGATGTTGTGCTTCTATAGGCGAGCAACAAAAGTCTTGATTATGGTTGAGCCAAAAGACTCTTTGAAAATCTTTTGATGTAATTGTTTGCTGTTTTTTGTTAATCATTTGTGGTTAAAAAGTAAGGGTGTAATGATACCTACAAGATGAAACAAGCACCTTGTAGGCGATTCTGAGTGGACTAAGATACCACTTCTAGGTCTTCAATCTTCTTCAAAGATGGACAGCCAGCATATTCATGGTAAAGATGACGCTGTTTGTAGTCTTCTGATTCCTTGTCTTGCTTGTCAGTATCAACAAGAGTCATGCCATCAAAAGCCCAATGTTCAGTGTCTTCTATATCAAAAATTGATACTGGTATAACTTGCCAACCTTTAAGTCCGAAGTCACGCTTGGCCTTTCTTACTGCTCTTGTGGCGTGTATGATGTTTGGCTCGTAGCCAATAGACCAAGTGTAAGTGCCATGTCCTAGCCAACAGAAAGCAATTACTTCTCTTTCTTGTTGTGGATACTCAACTTTTTTAGTTGATTTCTTAGACTTTGTAGTAGTCATAATTAAATGTGGTTCTAATGTTTACAAGTGAAAGGTTTATGAGCCTTTCAAGGTAGGCTAGAAAGCCCACCTAGAAAGAATCTTTATTCCTCGTCTAGCTCTGGTAACTCGTCTGATCTGTTAATGTTCTCAGCTACTTGCTGAAGCCACTCTTGATCTTCTGGGTGCATATCTTTATATTCTTCTAATAGCTCGTCAAATGAGCCTTCTTTGCCCTCGTAAGGCGAAGTATAGAAAGAGTATAATTCAAGTTGGTCTTGCTCGTTTGTTTCGCACATTGCAACCTGATATTCAGAGTTAGTAAGGAATACATAACCAGAGTTCATATTGAAGGCAACTTTTACACCATTGTTTTCAAAGTCAATAGGTAGGCCGTTTGTCTTCCAAGCTTCAAAAAGGTCTTGAGCTTCTTTCTGTTCTCTGTAACCAAAGTCAGCTAAGTCTTCGGTATAAGTTTTGTAAGTCATGTTGGTTCGGTTTGTTTGGTTTGTAGAGTCTTAAGGACTCTTTAAAGCCTACTAAGTAAGCTTTAAGGAATCGTTAAATCATTTCCAATTTTATGGTTGGTGAATCATCAACAAATCTTGTTTTGTGATTTTCTGGGTGTTCACACCATAAAGTCTCATATTTTTCTATTTCAGAAAGCCAGAGAGATGATGGCATATTCTTGCTATTACCATTTAGGTAATTTAATTTAGCAATAATTTCTTGAATGGTCATAATTAAAAATTGATGTCTTGTGGTTTTTCTTGTACTAACTCAAAGTTAAAGCCAAGAATTTTTAAACAATTAATATTGTTTTGAGTAAGAGTTGAGTTGCCTGTCAAAGACTGCAAAGCTCCTCTTTGTTTGTCATCAATTACATCTACATAAGTTTGTCCATAAGCTGAACGTGTAGAAACTTTAATTGTGTTCATAGTGTGGTTCTTTGTTTGGTTTAATCGGTTCGATCCGATATTGACATCATTACATATACTGTTGTCAATTGGTAGGCTTCAATAGAAACTTCTCTGTTATCCCTTGGTATCACTAATGAAATTCATCTTTACATTCTGTAACAATACCCTCCCTATCGATAACTAAAAGAGATATAGACATATCAAAATTAAGCCAAATCTAGGAAATACCACTAAATAATATAAGATATATTATGAAATCCTAGTTATATCAATGATTTTAATGAATATAGTCTTTATTTTTTCTATTTTTTTTGTTGGCTATGGGTAAAATTGCAATCTGTATATATGCGTAACCCCTTCAAATTTTTGCTCCTAAATTTTTTTGGGGTAGTATCTTGCAGCAGCAGGTCAAGGGTCCTCCCCCCTAGTGCAATCCTAAGTGTATTCCTTAGTGTATTCTTTAGAGAAAGAGACAATTACCCATAGCTCTTTCTCCTATAGTGGTCCCTAATAGAAATCCTTTATGAAACCTTGATCTGAAACGTTAGTATTTCTTATTTGTTGAGGAGTCATACCCATAGCAGTTTGAGATATGGTGTTGTTCATCAGGTCATTCCAGTGATCTGTGTGGATAGAGAGTAATTCTTCTTTTCTTTTGGAGATATTTAGGTCTTCATTCTGAGCCATATACTCTGTCCAGTAAGCAACTGCACCTGCAAGGGAGTCAACAAGGTCATCATGTACAAGGGAACCCCTGTGTCTGGATATTCGTGATAGTTGATAGACAAGTTGAAGCTTAAGTCTTCTTTCTGGTGTCTCTTGTGGGTTAGAACGAAAGTCTTTTTCTATCACTTTGCGGTCAATTATGAGCCTGTGAGAGTTCATTACAGGTTCAAGGGTGTCGATTATGCGTAGTTCTTTCATCTTATTGTTTCTAACGTCTTCAACTTGGCATGGATGGAACCTCATTAGGAAAGGTTTTAGTAG